CCCATACGGCCACAGTATGGTAAGATGTTTTTGACTTTTAGCACATCTTTTAAAAGCTATATTTAATTACTTAGGAGTTTTATCTCCAAATATCTATTGATCTAGGCTGCGGCTGGTGGATTAGCCTCGTAATACATACGAGGCAAACCCGTGAAGAAATATACTTGAAAATCTTCACCAGCTGCAACATGTAGGTCCAAGATAGCGCTAGAATCGGAATGAAATTCAATCCGATAATCCCACGCTTGTCCCTGATTCACCATTCCTCCAGTGTATGACTGGGGTTTCCCACCTTCAAATCGCTGGAAGGAATAGTAGGGTGTCTCGAACTCTAACGCATTATTAATAGATCCAATGGTAATGACTTGACCATTATGTCCTGCAAAAGGAACGTTGGATGAAGGTTCACCAGCAACATCCGTCGCCATAACCAAACCTTGCCGTGCTTGACTATAAGTCGCGTACACAGGCACTGTGGTTGTGGTCGCAGAATATATGGGAGCTCCTGCTTTGTAAGGAGCTCTCTGAACATCGATCAAGTCAGATCTGGCACTACGTCCACGAGGTATCAACTTGTACCTAATGGAACCACGCCAACCTGAAAATGCATTTCTAACCCAATGCAACAGTACAGTATTACAAAAATTGTAAGGGACTGGACCAGCTGCTTGATCAACTGCATTTGTAACATTACCACGTAAATATGGGAAATTCGGCATACGACCAAAACGCACTGTATCCGCGTTATCCAAACAAGGAAGACACGTAAACAAATTGTAACGTTTTAGTAAAGCTCGAAATGATGATACTGCTTCTCCTGTAAACACATGGTTTATCAACGGATCTTGAGTATCTCCCATACCAACCGTCTCAGACATCTCCTGCTGCGGAGCGCTGGGTTCGGTTGTATTTTGGCTGTCAGGGGTAATTGGTTCCTCCATACCAGATTGTGGTTCAAAACCTAAAATCTCCTCTCCAGACTGGGGAGCGAAGACAAACTTCTGGAAATGGTCTTCAGGAACAAACACCTCAAAATCATCCCCCATTGACACATAAACATTCACTTCAATATCATTATTAGCAGTGGAATTTGGTGTGGTAAGTTCGTTCACAATGTAAACGCCAATCACACCATTCCCTGCCTGTTTTGAAGTAAACGCAGTAGTGCTATACATATCACTCACAGGTTCAATACCTGGGTAATGATGCTCCAATAGGGTATAATCCTGACCAACACCAATATCAATAGTAAAATCTTGCTCTTCAGCAATATCGATAATACGTAAATAATTGGTGTTGTATTCATTGGAAGCCAAATATTGTGGATCATAAACTACTTTAATCCGACCTTTATGAAAAGTAGAGGCAACGATTTGAAACCGAAATTTCATCGTGCCCGTCCAATACTGAAAAGGTAACGCTGCGAAAGCACACGCAGGGAA